ATCTATCTTTGTAAGCCCCATTAAGAGGTCTTGGATTCTTAAGACCAGCAGATTCAGGCTTAAGTTTGGGATTCTTATTTTGTGGGTGGTCAACTAAGTTCCAGCGACCATCCGACTCCTCCTTAGCCACAACAAGGCCAGTTCCGGGCTCTACTACGAGCTGGTTTCTGGGGTATGAGAACCCGCTTCTGTCAGAAATAAATCTGGCTTTTTTACCTTTGCTGTATCTCATTCTGTTTATCCTTGTTAGGGCTTGTTCACCCTTGGGGTTACGTACAGGCTGGTTCTTTCCTTATCTTCGTAGAAAGCATTCTCAAGGTGCTGCTCGTAGTCCTCTTTGAGCCTCTGCTGCTTATTCACGTCCATGTTCGGGCGCTTGAAGCTCATGAGGTAGGCCAGTCCGAATACTAGTGCTGGCTGGAATCGTGACGAAAGGTCAACCGACTGTCTTGCCCCTGTAACGTCCTCAATCTTTTTAACCACCCACAGACGTATAGTATCTGTGGAGTTCTCAGCAGTAGGCCAAATACGTAGTTTAACATTATCTCTATCCCTGTCTACAGTAAATTGAAATGGTCGTGACTGCTGCGACTTTACGGGAATTTCGTGGTCTTCAAAGAGAGAAACTCTGTTTAAAACCGTATCGTAGGCATCCCTGCGAAGCACAGCACTCATAACGTCAATAACGTCAGAACCTAGAGTGTAGTCTCTAACACCAGTAGATGTTGTAACAGTGACTTCCTCTAGTTTACCTAGCGGGTGGTTTCTGTTCTGTAGGTCAATAAGAAGCAAGTTAAAGAACTTTCTTGCCATCTTAGCATCCCACCCTGTAATAAACTCTCCTCCGACTAACTCATAGGATATTTCAATAATTTCGTTAACAGTTAAGTTAAAGTCCGTTGTCCCAGAGGTTGTCATTGCTTAAATTACCCTACAATCCAGACAGATGCTGCTCCTGCTGCTCCGACTTTCTGAACTCTGGCTCTAGGCCAAACTCCCGAAAATGTCCCAGCAAAAAGAACAGAAGTATAGGTTGCTACAGTTACCCAGACTTCATCTGCGGATGAAACCGGATTTGGAGAGACTTGGAGGGAAATTGAATCCCCGTTAGTCAGTGACCCAGCTACGCCCCTGTCGTCCCAGCTTTCGTGCTTCCAATCAAAGGATAGGGGCTCGGAAATCTGGGCTGTTGTAGCAGCGTCTAGGATTTTCTTAGAATTGTGAACATTGCTCATTTTTATGATTCCTTTTGTCCATATAAGTATAGCGAATTTTAATGATTTCTGCAAACAAAAAGTCCGGGAGCCATAATAACCCCCGGACTAAGTGTTTACGAAAGGAATGGGGTATCCCCAAACACAGTTTTAGGTGCTAGTAGCTATGATTAGCCACCTTCGCTACCGTACCACTGTCTCCAGTCAGACCATCCGAAGCAGTAACGCTCGGAAACTTTGTACATGATGTTTCCAGTACCGAAGTCCTCATCATCATTGTACGAAAGCGGTCTACGAACAAACATTTTGGAACCGTTAGGAATGTTTGTACGGATGAACCATGCGTCCGAATCTGTGAAGTAGTGGTTAACGAACACACCCTTAGGCAGAACGCTCATAGAGCGCAGTGCGTTAATGTCGTTCACGTTAGTGATACCGTCACCAGCTACCCCTGCCTGTACTCCAGCTGGACCCATAACTGTCGTAGACAGTGTAGAGTTCAGGATTTTGTGGGCAGTGAACATCAGCTGAGGCGGAATGTGGAGGGACTGACCAACAGCGTTGATAAGCTTACCACGTTCATCTCTGAAGAGGCTGATGTTAATAATAGCCGTTTCAAGAGCAGACTCAGAAAGGTCTACGTTTGTGCGGTTAGATTGGTTGCCATCACCAATGGTAGGGTGTGTAGTTGAGAACAGAGAAACTCCGTCTCCTCCGGCGAACCCTGCGTTAAATCCATTGTTGAAGATAGCAGCCCCTTTGATTTGCTTGGTTTGAGCAGCAGAGCGACCAAGAGCTTTGGCACGAACCTTACCGAAAGTATCGTAAAGGTTGTCTTCCATTGCTTCCTCAGTGATTGCGAACGCAAGCGAGATGGTTTCATGCACGTAGCGTGAAGTCCATGTTTCTTGCATGTCGTCAAACTGAACGGCAGCGCCCTCGGATTTAACCGGAGCGTTACCAAGGTCAGTAAACATCACTTCTTCTTCAAAGCTTCTGTCAGAAGTCTCTACATCGAAGAGGGGAAGGTGTTGCTGCGGTACTTCGCCGTAGCTGTCTCCGAGAATCTTGTTAAGACCCGGAATCAGCTGCTTTCTAATATTACCACGATTGATTGTCATAGGTTATGTCCTCCTTATTATTGCAGACCGATGAAGCCAGTGCTTGTCAGAACTACTTCAACAACAGTGTCGTCCGTAGCCCCTAGAGTCTGGTTCGGGATTTTGTACACACCTACAACACGAACGTGAGCACCAGAAGATGCGTCAACAGTCAGAGCAGCCTCAAGAACAGTGTTAGACTGTCCAGTAGCTGCGTTACCATCAGAGACAGACAGGCGGTATCTGCTACCAATCTGACCAATAGTAACTGTCGTAGTTGCCGGAACGATGTAGACCATCTCTGGGTCGTCGCAAACAAGTGCCAGCGGCGTGTTAGAGCCGTTGATTACACCTGCTGACGAAGTTCCAGCCGGAAAATAAGGAGCGTTTACAAGGCCGAGGTTACGGTCAATGTATTGGCATCCCATGAATACCCCAAGAAGAGGGTGTGCGCCAAGAGAAGACTCTGCACGAACTACATATCCTGCCGAAAGCTTTACGGGGTCGCCCTTTGCAAGGACCACGTTGTAGCTGTTGGCAATCGGGTATTCGTTCAGGCCTCCGCTATTAGGAGCACCACCTACTTTTTTAGAGGGTGTTAGTCCTTTTTTAATGCTTGAAACCATATTACTTTTCTCCTTTTAATTTCGAGTTTTGCGTTTCAAAGTTAAGCAAGAATCGTAATATGTGTATCCGCATGTTTCATCGTTAGCATATTACTACTCAGTATCGGCGTCCTCAAAACTTACTCGCTTCCCAGTCGTAACACTAGTTTTGCTGTTTTTGCGAATATCTTTGAATCGTGCCAATTTTTCATCCTCAGCTGCCATCTGGCGTCTTGCCTTTTCCGCCTTCAGTTCACGCAGTCTCTTGATATTGGCTTTGGTGTTTACCGCTAGGGCAACGTCCTCAATAGTAACAAGTCCGTTGTAGCGACCAAAGTTCATAACTTGAGTAGCGTGGGCAATCTCAGGAACATCATCTGGGGAGACAAACTTCCAGCCGACTCTCATTTTTCTAGAGATGTTGCTGTAGTCTTCCTTCTCGCCCTGTCTATATCTAATCCACCTCAGTTCCAGACCCTTAGCGGCGTAGCGCTTTCTTAGAGCTTCTGGAATTTCCAGCCTGTCGGTATCGAGGGAGAAGTTCTCATCTAGGTGGACTGTTTCCTCTCTTCCGCGCTTATCGGCTCTTCCGGTAGACGGTGTTTCTGTATTTTGTGTTGGTTGGTTTGTCATGTTAATTCTCCACTATGTTTAATTTTTGTCAGTAAAAATTGGTTTAAATGAGCGACCAGAGCTGGACTTCTGCGCCTCGTAAGCCGCCTTCTGTCTCAGGTACTCCTTAGGGTCAATTCCCATTTTTTTAGCAAATGCTCTGTCCTTTGAGGTAACTTGAACGCTTGCTGGTGGAGAAGCTTTTGAAGACTCGCCAACAGGAAGTATTTTCTTTTTAGTAGGAGTAGCACCCTCTGGTTGTTTTCTGCTTGTTCCAAGAATTGCGCTCATGCGAGAGTCAATTTCTTCGTAGAACTCGGCAGAAGTTGGGTCGTATCCTTCTTCAAGAAGCTCGGCGTTAATACCAAGAGCCATACCTGTACGTGCGCGGTCTTTTTCAAACCAGTCATTTCTCTTTTTCCAGTCAAGAAGAGGTTTTGGAAGTTGCGGCCTTTGGTTCTGAGTAGCTTCTCGCTGGCTGCTTCTTCTGTCCTGTTCTGGCTCAGAATCTTCAGCGGCTAGTCTACTCTTGGCAGTTTTAGCTACCATTAGCTCTACCTGTGATGCAGTCAGCTCTTTCTGGAGTTTCAGGAAATTTTCAGTATCCTGCTCTTCCATAGCTCTCTTCATTTTTTCCTCAATAGAGCCCATGTTGGTCTCAAGTTTGGAAATTTCGGAGTCGATTGAGCTTGCCTCACTCGCCCTGTTCTGTTTTTTAAACGCCAGTTTTTCTTGGCGCTCTCTCTCCAGTTGGGCTTCGAGTTCTTTTTGCTTGGCTACAAGTTCTCGGATTCTCTGTTCAGAGCGTGACGGTTTCTCTGGAGCCTTTGTCTTTTCAGCATTCTGCTTCTTAGGGGGCTCAGACTCTCCTGCATCAGCATCATCATCAGACTCATTATCGTCAAAATCAGCATCATCATTGAGGTCGGTTACGTCAACATCATCTTCATCATCGTCCTGTGTTTGATTGGAAAAATCATCATCTTCATCCCCGAAGTCATAGTTTTCCGTGTCAAGGTCAGAAGGTGGGGGAGTCTTTCCGTCCGACACGATTGGTGTCCATTTAGTCATGTGTATCTTTCTCCTTTTTTACGTAAGGGTGGCGAATTTGAGAGTTCCCTACGAAATTTTACGCCTACGTAATATTATATCGTTTTTTAGTTCTTTATGCAAATTAACTTTGATTAATCAAATTCTGCCATGTCTTCGGTTTGGTCGAAGTCAGCGACATTCTTAATAACCAGCATAACTTTATCATCCGGAACAAGGGTCATTTTGACACCCTGCCAGCGGAATCTTGTCCCTGCGTGTCTGTGAAACACCACAAGGTCTCCAACTTGACACCACGGAGCTTCGCCAAGTCTTGTGTCTTGGTAGCACAGAGGACCCATAGCAACTACTTCCCCTACGTTAGTAAAGGATTCAATGTCACCAAGGGTTTTCTGTGGTAAGTAAATACCACTCTTAGTTTTTTCGTCAAGTTTGATTGGTCGAATCATAAGCTGCCATCCGCACACTTTTGGAAGGCTTTTTACCTTAACAGAGGCGTCAGTAGCCCAGTCAACTTGTGATTTAGAGAAGGGTTCGTGAGTTTGTGAAGAAATTGGGTCCATGTTTAATCCTCATCATCCAGTTCGTAAGAAAATTTTTTTACTTGCTCTGCCAGCTCATTAAGAACAGTCATAATACCTTGAATTTTACCAGAGTAGAATTTATATTCCTCTTGGTTTAATTGTCCGGATATGACCATGTCTGAGAGAGTTTTGATTGTTTTTGAGCTAAAGAGAATTAGCCCGTTGAGTAGGTCAGCATTATCGACTGAGTCGGGAACAGAGGTTTTATCCTCTATCCCCGGCTCCGCCTTTTGTACATTAGAAATGTGTCGTTTGTTAGTGACCATAGAATAGTTATAGCACTATTCAGGTTTCTTCGCAACAGGCTTATCTTTTTGATTTTTAAGCTTTTTATTTTCTGCTTTAGCCTCGTTGAGCATCGACTTGATGTTGGTAATCTCGTCCTGCTCGGATAGCGCTTGCATAACCATTTTAGAGCCTTCTTTGAACTGGTCTCTCTTGAGCTCGTTGGCAAGCTTGGCATCAGTTTCGGCTGCTTTAGCAATAACCTTGGCTTGCTCAATCTCAAGCTGCTTGGCTGCAAGGGCGTTCTTTGATTGTTTGTCGAAGGCTTCAACCTGAACCCTCTGCTGTTGAGCTTTTGCTTTAATAATCTCAGCCTCTGCAACCATTCTCTCTGGGTCAGAAACTTGAGCATTCTGAGCTGCTTGCTGGTTGGCTTGCATGATTTGTTGTGCAGCCTCAGCCATAACTTGCTGGAGAACCTGCTCGTCCTCTGTTCCGCCCTGCTCACTCTGCTGCAACATTCCGCCAATTTGCTCTTTATACTTGAGAATCATGTGCTCTCTGATGTTAGCAAGAAGTGGCTGTACTGCAATCTGCATGAGAGGGGAAGCCCCGTTTGCAGGGTCTTGGATAAACGCAGTTTTAATAGCAATGTGGGCATCGTGGTGCTGACCCGGGAACGCCTTAATGGGTTTACCTAGTGTAGCATCCTGAATATCACTGATTGGGTCTTGCTCTACCGCCTGTGCTTCCTCAACTAGGAATCTCTCGGGCTGCTCTACACCAAGAGTTAGGTAGTAGTTCTTAAGGATTTCCCTAATGTTGTGAAGCTGCGGGGCTGCAATGGCCTTGTTCAGAACAGCCTCTGCCATCATAACCCTTTGAGATTGTGAAGCAATGTTGGGGTCTGATGCTGGAACTACCTGAACTTTTCCATTAAAATCCTGTCTGAGAATAGTTCTGGAAACTCCGGGAACGTCATACGGATACTCGTCCTGAAGTGTTTCGCTGTTAATTTGATACAGAATCTTAAGCTCGTTCTTCTGGGCTAGGTGGCCTCTCTTGTGGATAGAGGTGAAGAACTTCATAGAAGCTTCTAGAAGGGCAATAGTAGTCCCTACTGGCCCGTAGTTCGTGCTGTCGGCAATAATCTGCTCGGTGCTGTCAGCGAACTGCTGTCCTCTGCGCTCCATAAACTCAAGCATGGCGTATAGAACCTGTGAGGGCTCTTTAAATGGCAGAGGGTAGATAGCCTTGGACAGGTCTTGCACTGCCGACTCAACGTCTTTAAACTCACCGGGCGCGATTGCTTGGTTGTTACCAACTATTTTAAGTCCCTTAAGCTTAAACCCACCCTGCATGTTGGCGAACTGCCCTGAGTCAACAAGGGAGCGAAGAACAGTAGTAAGGGTAGTCTCCAAGTTTCCTAGCAGGTGGATGAAACCAACCCCGTAGAACCCAAGTCCGGGTACAAACTTGTAGTGGGTGAACCAGTTTCTTCTCTGGTAGGTAGGGTCTTCCTCATTCCAGTTTCTGCGGATAGAGAGAATTTTCTTGCTTCCGTAGTCCATTGTGACAATGTACGGGCATGCAATCCCATCCTTGTGTCTCAGAGAGCCTCCAAGGTCTAGGTCTACGTGCTGCTCAACAAGAGTGTAGGCTGTGTCGCTGCTTGAGGGGGATAGTCCTATAATTTGGTCCATTTTTCTGCGAATGTCGGAAAATTCGGGCATAGAGGGCTGAATATCACAGTCGGTATCTCCAACTTCGCACTTCATGTAGAGCCCAGAGGCCATATCCCTCTTAAGGTCATTCTCTGTTTTGTAGATGATGTGGGAGTATCTCGGAGCTGTGTCGAGAGAGGACGCTGCAAACGGGACAATAAACTGGTCGCACGGAACAAACTCTGACTTCGGCCTGTCAAGAGTTGGGGAATAGTAGGTTTTTTTGAAGGCAGAGCCAATAATCGGAAGCCAGAAGAGCATTCTCTCAGTATCTTCGTAATACTCAGACATAACTTCTGTTAGCTGGTAGTTCATAAAATCTTGTATTCTCTGGGCTTGGGCTTCTTTCTCTGGGGTAATGTTACCCAGAATTTGTGTTTTTACTGGGCCCTTTGCCGGAAGAAGTTCTGGAGAGGCCTTAGATTGGAATTTTACAGCCGATTCAATAATAAGCGGGTGGTGCGCCGAGCATGCTCCCTCGAATGGCTCAGACAGCTCTTCGAGCTCCAAGCCTAGAAGGGCAATACCCTTTGTGATTGTAGATTCCCACGAAGCTCTGGACTTTCTGTCTGCCTCTAGGTTTTCATAAACCATCTCGGCAATAGTTTCAAGCTCGTCCTCGGAAATATCTTCTACGAGGTTTCTGTAGAACTCTTCAGTGTTGGTGTCGTCCTCATACTCGGGAGCCTGAGAAGGGTCTAGGAACAGCTCCATAGAGC